TTTTTGCGGGAAAGCTATCCCTAGGATATTGCCGTTTTCCTAAAAACGCTCGACTTGCGGGAACGCCACATTACAATCTTCGAGGATCCGAGGCGTAGGGCATGGCCTTTCCGCTCCCCGGCAATTCTTAGACTCTTTCCTTAGCCCACCTCCAGTGATGACTTTCAGTTTTAGCAAATAACGAAAAGCGTCGGAACCGTCGAGACACTAACCGCTCAAGCGTCGCCATATCTCAAGCGCACTCGGCACCTTGAGATGCGAAAGGGCTTGCGTGGTCGAATCGACTTGATCGTCATACCTGGTTCCTGGATAGCCCGTAAGTTCTGTTACATAATCCGCGAGCCATCGGGCGTCGCGAGGCAGGAACACAAAACCGTTTTCGAACCATGCCGTCTGGGCATGGAGGCGCATGATCTTGTCCGTTCCCGACGGCGGCTGATACGCGCAGATCCCGAACATCTGCTCCGCCTGCAAGTCTTGAATCAGTTGCGTTCCGGACGCTTTGTCTTCAATGAGAGTTGTGTTTGCCCGATGGAGATGCTTCAACTCTTTTGCTTTGCGTTTGAGGGCAGGGTAATTCAACCGCTGCCGGAAGACGTCTAGCAAGTAAACGGCCCGGCCTGCACGGCCCCAGGTCGTGCAAACACTGTAATCGCTGAGCTCGGTTGACTTATTGGCTGTGTCCCAGCTCTGAACGATAATGTCGAATTTCTCCGGAAGTTGACCAGCTTCGTAGTATTTCAGCCATTCGGTTTTTACCATGGCGCCGCCTAGCGGGATCGGACTCTGCTGGTATTGGCTGGAAAAGTTATAGTCCCCCATCCGCTCGCGGATTTTAGCCAAGGTCTGCAAAGTCTCGCGCTCGGCATGGAGCGCTTCTCCCAGCTTGCGCTTGAACCAACGTCTGCCGATCGGGCTGTCGATCACAAAGCTTTCATCCTGTTCGGCAATGGCGGGAAAACAGAGAACCTCCCAGGGTTCCTGCTCTAGCACGTGGCCGACCAGGTCTTCTTGGTGGAGGCGCTGCATGATAAGGATGATGCAGCCCTTGGCCTTGTCGTTAAGGCGGCTCAACAGGGTGTTGTCGTACCACTCATTCACGGCCTTTCGCCTCGATTCTGACAAAGCCTCGTCGGGTTTGAGCGCGTCGTCGATGAGTATGAGGTCAGCACCGCGGCCCGTCAGGACGCCGCCCACCGACGTCGACATGCGGGTACCCAGATCGGTTGTCATAAAATCATGCACTGCGATCCGGTCGGCAAGTCGCGCGGGGAATAGTTGCTTGTACCAGGCGCTCATCATGATATTGCGGCAGTCACGCGCCAGTTTATCGGCCAGGTCCTGACCGTAGCTGGCGCAGATGACATGACCCGCGGGATGGTGCCCAAGATACCAGGCAACGAAGGCGATCGAGGCGCAATGGGATTTCAGGTGGCGCGGGGGCAGGTTGATGATGAGTCTCTTAATTCTGCCTTGACGGCATGCCTCCAGTTTCGTGGCTATCACTTCGATGTGCGGCCCCAGTAAGAGACGCGTCTGAGGATTCAGTTCGTAGAATGAGCGTTCAATAAAGCTGGTGAAGTCGCGGCGCAGGAGGAATTGATATTCCTCAACCGACAGCCCGGTGGATAGCATTAAACTTCTCCTTCATTGGGCTCAATTGACGTCGAGGATTCATCTTCGCTCGGCTCCTCTGAATGGGACTCGGGATCGAGATAGAACGGTTGTGATAACCGGATTCGTTGCAGGATGTTATCCATGACCATTTGGTCTTCGGGGCCGGTGACCGGAGTCTGGGCGATGGACAGTTGTTGGTTTTGGCTCTCCTGAAACCTGGCCTCGTTCAACAAAGTTGAAGTCGCCTTGGGATCGCCGGCCGCTGCTTTGTTCACGGTCTGCTTGGCAATCGCCTCGCGCTTTGAAATCCGCTTGCGCTTGCCGTTCTCGGTGACTTCTATGCGCGCACGTAACTCGTGCTCAATGACGGTCGCGAAGTTCTTCGCGCCTTTAGGCCGGCCTTTGGCATTGCCCGACATTCCTGGCTTGAATTGAGTGTGGCGCGGGGGTTTTTTGTAGCCGACTGGATACTGGGGATCTTCTTTATCGGGCACGAGGAACCTCCACGTGGCCGTTGGCGCAATCGCCGAAGCGCTTTCCCGTTACCGCGTGGATGGCATAGTCACCTGTGTGACGCTGCCAGCGCCGGATAGCCACATCGACATAGACCGGGTCAATCTCGATGCCATGGCAGACGCGGCCAACCCGCTCGGCAGCGATCAAAGTTGATCCAGACCCGAGAAATGCATCGAGGACCAAGTCACCGCGAGCAGAGCAGTCAAGCAAAGCATCGGCCACCAGGGCCACAGGTTTTACGGTTGGGTGTAAAGCGAGTAGATTGTTTTCATCCGCTTGCTTTGAAAAGGTACTAACGCTCGGATACTCCCAAACATTCGTACGGTTGCGTCCATATTGGCCTAGTTGCACGTTGTTGCGGTGTTGCCGTTTTCCGTTCCTGAACACGAAAATCAGTTCGTGCTGCGAGCGATAAAACGATCCCATGCCGCCGTTATTCTTGGTCCATACACACAAATTAAGGAAGACGTCGTAGATCTGTTTGCCTGCGGCAAGCAGTTCGGCCATGTGCCGCCAATCCATGCAAACGAAATGGACAGAACTGCCTGCGCTATAGCGAACAAGCAGTCGCAGGCTGGTGGTCAGAAAAGCTACGAACTCGGCTTCACTCATCTCGCCAGAGGCCATCTGGAATTCGCGGTGCCGGACGGAGCCGTTTCCCGTGGCATGACCGTCGATAGGGACGTTGTAGGGTGGATCGACGAACACCGCGGCGGCCCGTTTACTTCCCATCAATGTCACATAAGATTCTTGCCTCAGAGCGTTTCCGCACAATACTCGATGTTTGCCGAGCAACCATAGATCGCCCGATTGGGTCACGGCCGAATCGGTTTCGTCGGTATCGAAGAGGTCGTCCGAGTCCGGTTTGCCACTCGCTTCTTGCAGGATCAGGTCGATCTCAGGAATCTCGAAGCCGGTGATGGTGACTTCAAGATCGTTTTCAATGGTGATGAGATGCTGCAGCTCGATCGCGAGAATCGATTTGTCCCAGCCAGCGTTTTCCGCCAGCCGGTTGTCGGCGATTACGTAGGCTCGAATCTGATTGGGAGATAGATTCTCGAGCCGGATGGTCGGCACTAGGGCAATGCCGAGCAGCTTCGCCGCTTCTACTCGACCGTGGCCGGCGATAATAGTGCTCTTGTCATCGATCAGGACAGGATTCGTGAAGCCGAAAGCCTTCAGGCTGTCCGCGATTTGGCGGATTTGATGCTTCGAGTGTGTTCTGGCGTTATGGGGATTGGCTGATAGCGTCTCGATTGACCGGTACGCAATTGCCAGCTCAGAGAGGCTGTTCGTCATCTCGCTCCCACCATAGTTCTACGGTCAGGAACAAGACTAGCTGGTGGGCCGTCGCGCGAAGTTGTTAGCGCGAAAGTATTTTTTTAGCTCTGGATAAACGATCTTTCATGCCCGAGACAGGCGCCGTTTTTTCCATTTCGCCGTTTTTGAAATGAATCTGCTCCGTCTGGTCAACTAACAGCTCGCACTTCTGATCAACTTTGAGAACGACTGGATGACCCCCCTTAGCCATTTTGCGGATCTTTTGCAGCAGCCGCTGAGTATTGATATGTGGTGTGTCGCGAACAATCTCAAGGATCACGCCTTGCAGGCCGTCGATCTTGGCAGCTTTTCCGCCCTTCCTGGAAAAGTTACGTTGGAAAATGCTCAACGATTTCTCAGCGTGAGATAGGGCCTGTTCAAGAGATTTCCTGTTCCTGACAGGCACCATCATGGCCGCTTCGGCTGATAGGTCGGCCATCGCAATGTCGCGAAGAGTCGTGTCCTGTATTCGTCTACGCAGCAACTCCGACTGCTCAAGCCAGAATTGCTGGTTCTGCTGGTTAATATTCGCTAACGTTAAACGCTGGTTGGGCATGTTCTCAAGCATGTCCTAATGATGAACCATCTCTTAATCGGGTGTCACTCGTTTTCTTAAGTAATTGCGAACCGTTTCGACGCTGGAATCACTCGCGTACCTTCTTCGCACGCTCACTAATTTTTATGTGTATCGCACTGACACGCATGCGGTTACGAAATAAGCCGGCTTCGGGCGCGATAACCGCCAGGGCCGGGATTCGCCGCAGGAAATATGGGCCGGAGATCGGAGCCTAACGGTTGGGTCTTTAGGAGCTTGCAGCGGGTCCCGAAGTCAAGTACATGTATGCCCATGCCCGCCCTGATTCGACTTGAACTTTTTCCGAAAGGAAGCGTCAATGTTGCTGATCGCTTTAAGGAGAAACTATGCCCGATTCGTCGTATACGGAACGCCTTGCCTCCGCGCACATGTTGAGTAAGCCAGCCTTATGTGACTTATGGCAGCAGCTCTTCAAGAGAGACCCGCCGTCGGAAATCCGAAAAGACTTTATGCTTCGCGTCATTGCTCATCGCCTGCAGGAGCAGGAGTTCGGTGGACTCAGCGCCGCGGGCTGCCGCCGGCTGCGCCAGCTCGCAACCACATTCGAGGCCGATCCCAACGCGGTGGTTTCAAACCGGCCCCCGATCAAACCGGGTACACGCCTTGTGCGCCAGTGGAAAGAGCAAGTCCATGTGGTGGAGGTGGAACCGGAAGGCTACGAATACCGAGGCGCTCGCTACGAGAATCTTTCTGAGATCGCACGGCTCATCACCGGCACTCGCTGGTCGGGACCACTCTTCTTCGGTCTCAAAGCTGAACAATCCAACACATCCCAGGAGGCACAATGACCATGGAATCGAAAGCTATCATTCGCTGCGCGATCTGCACACGCAAGTCTTCCGAAGAAGGTCTGGAACAATCCTTCAATTCTCTCGATGCTCAAAGAGAAGCCTGCGCGGCCTTCATCGCCAGCCAACGACACGAAGGCTGGCGAGCTATCCCAGCCCGCTACGACGACGGAGGATATTCCGGCGGGAATCTGGAGCGACCTGCATTGAAAAGTCTGCTCGATGATATTCAAACCAACAAGGTCGACACCATCGTGGTCTACAAGGTCGATCGCCTCACCCGCAGCCTCGCGGACTTTGCCAAGATCGTTGAAGCCCTGGACGCACGCGGAGTCTCTTTCGTGTCCGTCACTCAGCAGTTCAACACCACGACTTCGATGGGGCGGCTAACGCTCAACATTCTGCTCTCCTTCGCACAGTTCGAGCGCGAGGTAACGGGCGAGAGGATTCGCGACAAGATCGCTGCCTCCAAGCGCAAGGGCATGTGGATGGGAGGCACGGTGCCGCTCGGTTATGACGGCAAGGATCGAAAGCTAGTTGTGAATCCGGACGACGCGAAGCTCGTCGTTCGGCTCTTCAACCTGTATCTTGAACTGGGTTGTGTCTCGAAGTTGAAGGCCCGGCTCGATCAGGAAGGGATCACAAGTAAGGCGAGGACGAGCGTTGCGGGGAACCGATCGGGAGGGATTTCGTACTACAGAGGAGCGCTCTATCAGATCCTGAAGAACCGCATCTATCTCGGAGAGATTCCTCATCGGGGACAGAACCACCCCGGAGAACACGCGGCCATTGTTCCAAGAGAGTTGTGGGAGCGGGTGCAGGCTCAGCTTAAGAGCGACAACCAGGGACGCCGAAATGGTCTCAAAGCGAACTCCCCTAGCTGTCTCGTAGGTCTGCTGCAGGATGCAGAGGGCAATCGATTCACTCCGTGCCACACCACGAAGAACGGCAGACGCTATCGCTACTACGTTTGCCCAGCCACCAGTGGCGGAAAAGAAGCAGCAAACAAACCGTCCAGAGTGCCGGCCCATGATGTCGAATGGCGGGTCGCCT